CTATCTTTGTTCGCAGTGCTACCAATGCCTGCAGTTCAGTATGAATTGGGCCATAGTCCTCATCCTCAACAAAGAAGCGTTGAGGCGCCGGCTCGGGTTCGGGTTCCGGTTCACCTTCGTCTTCCACCTCTGGCTCAGGTTCCATCTCTGGTTCAGGGGGCGCCGCGCCGCTAGTCAAGCCACCTATGGCTTCTTCCAATTTTTCAATCTTTTTTAAAAGTTTTTCAAGCATGGTCTTTCCTCCTTAAGACTCAGTATTGTTGACATAACTAATTAGTATAAAATCCCCGGATCCCGGGGAAAAAGTGAAAGTTATTTCATCATTATCGGTGATATTATAGTCATAGCTCGCACCTCTTCTCATAAGCAAACCATTGTGAAATAGTAGTTCTGAACCACTAATAAAGTTTTGAGAAGTGGTATACACAGTGTTTGAATCGTTTACCAATCCCGAAGGCGTTTCGCTGTAGGTGCTATTGTTGAATATGGAAGTGTTAAAAGTATTCCCATTGCTTCCTGCTACGACTGTAACGGTGACATCATTTCCAGATGTGGTTGCTGTTACCCCGCTTCCTGTAAAATTAATGGACTCTACACCAGTTGTTAAGCTGTCGCTAGAATTTAACACCTGAACATCTGTTCCTCCGCCTCCGCCTCCGCCCACAGAAGAGGAGACGGTAACGGTGACATCGTTGCCAGAGTTGCTTACAGCTATAGTAGTCCCGCCACTGCCTGTGAAATTGATGGACGCGGCCTCAGTTACAACATTGTCGCCAGAGTTTTTAATAATTAAATCTGTACCCCCAGAAGAGCCAGTATTGATAGTAACAGTAACATCATTACCCGAAACAGATGTGGAGACGGCGCTTCCTGTAAAGATTAATTCTTGAAGGTTCTTAGTTAAAACATCACCAGAATCTTTGACGATGACTGAGCCTGTATTAATTGTGACAGTAATGTCATTGCCACTATTTGTTGCTGTGACCGCACTCCCTGTAAAGTTAATAGAGGCGGCGTTTGTTGATAGGTTCTGGCCAGAGTTTTGAACGACGAGTGAAGAGCCTGTATTGAAAGTAACGGTAACATCATTGTCAGAAACAGAGGTTGATACCCCGCTTCCTGTAAAGTTGATAGAAGATAAGTTACTAGTTAACTCAGTGCCTGAACCCTTAACAATCACCGAAGACCCTGTATTAATGGTGACGGTAACATTATCGCCGCTGTTTGTCGCCGTGACCGCACTGCCGGTAAAATTAATAGAAGCAGCATTCGTAGTCAAGTTCTGACCTGAATTTTGTACAACCAGCGAAGACCCGGTGTTGATGGTGACGGTAACGTCGTCGCCAGCAACAGAAGTCGTCACCCCGCTTCCTGTAAAGTTAAGCGCGTTAAGGTTGTTGGTCAGTTGATCCCCAGAATTTCTAACAATTAAATTCGACCCTGTATTAAAAGTAACGGTAACATCGTTGCCAACAGTAGACACGGATAACGAACTTCCTGAGAAGTTGATCGACGCCGGGGTTTCTGTAACCGTTTCCCCAGAATTTTTGATCACCAATGCGTCAGCACCGGAACCGGTCACATCTGTCCACGTTGCTGTCAAATCCCCAAAGCCCGCGCTCCTGCCAAGAGTGAGTGTGTGCGACGTACCGTCTGAAGTTACCTCTGCCGACGTTACCACGCCATCGGGGGTTGCCCCACCACCACCAGAACCTAGGCCCAGGCTGGATGGCAAAGACAGTTTAACTGGCGGCACGACCTTCTGCTTTGTGAAACCAGCTAGACCAAAAAATCTACCACCATCCTCATGCGTAGCAATGTCGCCAAGAATAACGCGCTCGCGAGGCATCTTGACCTGTACGGCTGTTTCTCTTCTCACCACTTTTGGTGTGTCCTCGTTTTTTTGGTCACCAACCAAATATCCCAATACCTCAATATCTATTTTTGTTTCATATTTCCGCTCTTCTTCTCCAACCTCTGCAACGTTGTTACTCAAAGAATAGTCCTGTTTGATGAATGCCTCGTACAAGTGACCATCCCGTGTTAGCGGAATATAGTTAATGGCGCCTGGTCTTGTGATAAATGGTGCAACCATCCCATCAATCTGCTTTTGGTACTCAGCTTTAAGTAGGACACTGTACGTGACCGTAACATAAACAGGCATTGGGATAGATAGTGTTTCGTAGATAGCTGGCTTTGAGCGTCCGGGGAAGTTTATTTGGCCATGGCCTACATTACCATTCCCCCACTTTCTCTTGCTTGCAGCATTATTATATTGGGATGTTTTTCCATGCAACAAGCGCTTTGCAATCGTTATAGCCCCTTGCTTTGTATCCCCCACTTTTGGGACATTAGCCCAATAAGTGCCTTTTTTATTTAAATCCTTAACGAGAGAGGTCCTTTCTACTGTCACAACAGGAAGGATAACAACGCCGGCATCATCTCTAAGCGTCTTATCGTTTTTAACTTGGTATGCCCTCTCAGCAGTTAACCAAACGACAGGTACTTTACCCCAGCCAGTATTGGTGGCGGCCTGTATATTTAAACCGTTGTCTATCCAATCAAAAAACGCCCTGTCAATAGTTTCCATGGTGGATGGCTGGAATGCTATTTCGCTCTCTAAGGTTCCGCCATGGCGCTCGATAGCCGGGGGGCGTGGCTTGGCAGCGGGGGGCGACATGGGGATTGCTGGGCGAGGTATTTTAACATCTGGCAGCCTTTTTTGCTCCGTAAAGCCCGCTAAACCATAAAACCTATTACCATTCTCGTGCATCGGGATGTCGCCCGTCATAACCCTCTCGCGAGGCATTTTAACCTGAGTGGCCGTCTCTCTGCGAACTACTCTGGGTGTGTCTTCGTTCTCTAAATCACCTATGATGTACCCAAGAACTTGAATTTCGATCTTCGTTTCGTATTTACGCTCATCCTCGCCCATGTCAGCTATGTTATTACCTATAGAGTAATTCTGCTGGACGAAGCCTTCATATAAATGACCATTTCTGGATAACGGTATGTAATTAATGGCCCCGGGAGAAGTGATAAACGGTGTGATTAGACCATTCATCTGTTCTTGGTACTCAGTTTTGACCAGAATTGTGTATGTTGCCGTTATATATACGGGCATAGGCACAGACAACGTTTCATAGATCATCGGCCTAGCCTTGCTAGATGGAAAGTTCATCTGACCGTGACCAACGCCTCCTTGGCCCCACTTTCTTCCGCTTGCAGCATTGTTATGTTGTGCTGTTTTGTCGTGCTTAACTCTTTTTGCGACAGTGATAGATCCACGCTTGGCGTCGCCCACTTTTGGAACATTTGCCCAATATGTGCCCTTTCTATTTGGGTCCTTAGTTATAGAGGTACGCTCAACCGTTATCATTGGCAGAATAATTGTTCCACCAGTGTCGCGCAAAGTCTTATCGTGCTTGATTTGGTACGCCCGCTCTGCGGTTAGCCAAACGACAGGCACTTTGTCCCATCCTTTATTGGTTGAGGTGTGAATATTCAAAGACTCATTCACCCACTCAAATAAAGCCCTATCAATATTTTCTATATTAGAGGGCTGGAGGGATAGCTCGCTCTCTAATGAGCCGTGGAGGTCATCATTTTTGCTCATGGTGTAACCTCTGACCTATTTTCCATCGAATCTTCCCTCTCTTGCGCGAATACACTTAGCAGATATTTCCATTCTGTGGTCTATCTGACCAAATAGTTGCTTTGGTTCGGCTAGAGAGGCAATTTCGTAAAGTCTGTCGCCATATTGAACAAAATCACCTTCACGAACAAACAAATCTTGGTCTTCGGTCAGGCGTCTTTTATGAAAATGCACAGTTATAGATGTTATTTTGTCGATTCCGACACTCGGGGTGTACGCAGTTTCGATACCTTCCCACTCGACAAGAGCGTGAACCCTAATCGGAGGCAAATATACCTTATTTATAGCCTCACCATAGAGAGAATGATAGTCTGAGCGCTCCATATCTATTGGATAGTATAAAATAGTCTGGCCAATGACCCTTTCAATGAGTTCATCGTTAACCTGCTTAACATAATCTCTCTCTTTCTTGCCCGTAAATAGCGGCGGTGGAGGATTATCTGGTTGTTTCCAATCGGCCATCTTGCATTATTACCCCATAAATATTAAATTAGGAATCTTTGCATGGATCTTGTTTGACTCCTCTACTAGCGCTGCGTCGCTTTCCATGAGCTTGTTGTATGTGAGTTCATCAAGTGTTGTCTTGAGTTCTTCTCTTAACTTTTCTTGCTCTTCTTTACCCTGTGTTATTAAATCACCACCATTTAATTGCACAGACTCGCCTGGAATCGGTATCGTACCAAATTTACTACGTATTAAGCCCAACATTTCTTTAGAGAGGGCCAAAGTAAACCTTCTAATCCATTGTTTACCAATACTATTAATTTTATCATACTGTATATTGGCAAAAGGCAGCGTATTCATGTTGTTCACGCCAGATATACCAATTGACCTGTCCTCGTCTTCTTCCCACGCATCCCTTGGGATAGTAAACTTAACCCAATATCGCTTGGGGCCTCCATCAGCGGGCACTGGGAAGATTCTTAACTTATTATTTTTCAGTTCGTAAGAATAATGTGAGTTTCTTACATAAATCGCCTCTTCAAACGCCATAGACTGAAGTCTATTGTGCCATGTCGGGATGACCTGGAACGTGGAATCGTCTGCATACTGACCATATGTTGAGAAGTTTCCAATAACATTAAGCCCGCCATAATAGCCATAAAATCTCCACTGAGATCTAGGAGTTTGGTAGTACACTTGCTTAATTAAAACTTTCGTATTCTTAACCTTCCCATAATAAGGCGCGCTGCTAGATAAAGCGGAACTGGCTGAAATTATTGTTTGTAAATCATAATCCTGCTTGCCATCCTCTGCATCAAAGGAGGCAGAATATTCCGTATCGTTGCCACCAATGCCAACCTCAGCAGAAATACCCTCTGCGACGCGTCGGGCATATGAGAATTCGAACCGTGGATACTTTAATTCAACCTGTGTATCTGCCAGTGCATGGCCAGACTCTATTTCACCGTTCCTATCAAACGTTCCAGTAGTATTGCCAAGCAGGTTACCAAGAACATTCTTGGCCTGATGCACGTTAATTATGTAAGAATACTCAAGAACTGCTTCTTCATAGGCAGCGTATACCTGGCCAGGAGTAAGTTCAATATCAAGAACATCTCCTCCAAGTTTCTTGTAAGTATATGAAACCTGATCTACTGCTGCACTTATAAAACTAGGTGCAGAATACACTCCGAATGGAAGTGCACCGGTTACATCCGCTAGTGTTCCTGTTGCCGGAAGTCTTACTGCACTTACTGTGCTTGCCGGTGTTAAAGTTGGGAGTGCCATACATTATATTCTCCTGTGAAATAAATAGTCATCAGGGTAACAAAAAACCCCCCGCTCCCAAGAAAGGGTGCGGGGGGTGCGTAGATCTTTGTCTACATTGGCGTCTAGCTAGTAGCGCCGATCATGTCACGGACGACAACTAGGCCGTACATGTCAGGACGAACCATCTTCTTCGCATAGCGAGTCATGACGCCCTTACGAGGTACGAAGTCCTCAGGGCCAAAGATGGTGGGAGTGACCTGCAGAGGCACATAAGGAGCGTATACATAGCCACTTTCTAGGAAGCTATTGCCCTTACGGCCAACGAGGACCACGTTACGTGGGAAATAGGGGTCAACCCAGACATCCCACTTCTTGCTTAGGCTACCAACGTTGACAGCGCCAACGGTACCCTTGGAATCATCGTGAGTCACGTTAGCACGGAACCCGGCGGTGAACTCCAAGAGGTTTGCAACCTCGGGGCCAACAACTAGGAAGTTGGCGCCCCCACGGAGGGTCTTACGGTGAATGCGGGCAGACACGTCATTGATCGTCTCAATGAGAGTCTCATACCACTCAGACACAGTACCTGTGAACTCAGGAGCCCCAGAGACATCTACGAGTCTCTTACCGGTCTCACGGTCCACAAAGGCACCAGGAAGGCGTGACCAGTAAAGGCGGCCTGCCGTGGCACCCACAACGAGATCGTTCAAAATCTCGCGATCGATCTCAAGAGCGATCTGCTCAGAGAGAATCGAAGTAAGCTCAACCTCAGCGTCGAGGTTGTGGTAGGCGTTGAGATCCTGACCTAACTCAGGTGTCCACTTAGCCTTGAGCTTCTTGGTAACAGCCGTGACGCTCACGGAATCGACCTTGATGTCGATCTCGGGAATGTCGGGGTTGTTCTCCAGTCCCCAATCGTCGGTACCTACGACAGCACCACGGGCGTTGTCCGTACCTGCGGCGGGAGTTCCACCGAAGTTGTCAACAATTGGGAAGTGGTAGAGCAGGCCGTTGCCTGATCCACCCGCACCAGTTAGCTGGTGACGCATAGTACCGAAGCTGTGTCCGTCGCCATCCTCAGAAGCGAAGAAAACGAGAACGTGGTTTCGGGCAGTACCACTGAGGCGCGTGAGGCGACGAATCTGCCTTACGGAACCAGTGAATCCAGAATTGGTCAGAGCAATTAGGTTATCCATATTGATCTTGCTGCCGT